GAAGAAACATGCGCGGGTTTTGACCCTGGATTTTAGAATGGGCAAACGAGGACCAGCACGAACCCCCACCAAGGCCTTGAAACTGGCCGGTAGCCGCCGCGCGGACGAGCGCGAGGAGCACGAACCGCAGCCGCCGCCGGGTGCGCCGGACATGCCGGGCGGGTTGAGCGACGGCGCGGTGGCGGAGTGGGACCGGATGGTGGCGGTGCTGGGCGACACGCCCGGGTTACTGACGAAGGTGGACGGCCCGGCGCTGGCGCTGCTGTGCCGGTCGCTGGATCGGGTGGCGAAGCTCTACAAGTGGACGCTGAGGAACAAGTCGGTGGCTCAGGGCACGACTGGGCAGCCGATTCAGCACCCGAAGGTGAAGGAATACGAGCGAGAGCGGGACCACTGCGCGGGTCTGCTGGGGCAGTTCGGGCTGACGCCTGCTGCGCGTTCGCGTGTGGCGGTAGCGGAGCCGAAGCGGACGACGGCCAAGGGGAGGTTCTTCACGGCATGAGACGAACACTTACGACAATCTACATGGATGGCGGCACGGTGATCGTCACGGCCGACATGTTGACGGACGTAACCATTGTCGAGTTCGCGCCCGATAAGCCGTGTCGGTTAGTCGTGAAGAATCCGGACGGGACCGAGTTCGTCTGCGAGTCGAACCCGGCCAGCGAGGAAGCGGAGGTGGCGGGGGCGTGACGATGGTAGCGACGGGGCCAATCAGGGTGCGGCGACCGATGCCGCGCGACGACGCGGAGTGGCGCAAGCTGCTACGGACGCTGCCGGGCTACGACCCGTGGGCTGACGCTGGCGACTGTGTGTTCAGCCGATCGCACGCGGTGCGGGTCATCGACTTCTTCGAGACGATGCTGACGCACGTGAAGGGTGAACTGGCGGGCACGCCGTTCCTGCTGGAGGACTGGCAACGGGCGTTCCTGGGCAACCTGTTCGGATGGCTGACGCCCGAGGGCGTTCGGCGCTACCAGGAGTGCCTGCTGTACGTGCCTCGGAAGAACGGCAAGACCCCGATGGCGGCCGGGATCGGGCTCTACATGCTGGCCTGCGACGGCGAGCAGGGGGCTGAGGTCTACAACCTGGCGAGCGATCGGGACCAGGCGACGCTGGTGTACGACCACGCGAGCGGCATGGTGCGGAACGAACCCGAGTTGGCAGACCGTTTGCGGGTCTACAAGTCCACCCGTGCGATCGTGTTCGAGGCCACGAACTCCAGTTACAAGGTCGTGCCGGCGGACGCGACGGGTGCCCACGGGTTCAACACCCACGCCGCGATCATCGACGAGCTGCACACCCAGCCGAACAGCGAGCTTGTCCACGCCGTCACCACGTCGGTGGCGGCCCGTCGTCAGCCACTGGTGCTGTACTTGACGACCGCGGACTACGACCAGGAGAGCGTGTGCAACGACAAGCACCGCTACGCCTGCTCTGTGCGGGATGGCACGGTCGAGGACCGCCGGTTCCTGCCGGTGATCTACGAGATGCCCCGCGATGCAGACTGGACCGACATGGCGGAGTTGGAGAAGGCGAACCCGAACCTTGGCGTGTCGGTGAAGCGGAACTACATCGAGCGTGCGCTTCAGCAGGCCAAGGACGATCCGGTCTACGAAAACGAGTTCAAGCGGCTGCATGGGAACATGAAGACCGAGCAGGCCGTGCGCTGGATCCAGCTCGACAAGTGGGACGCCTGCGACGGGGCTGTGGCGGACGAGGAGTTGAAGGGCTGCCCGTGCTGGCTGGGCATCGACCTGTCCAGCACGCACGATATCACGGCCGTCTGCGCGGTCTGGCAGTTGCCAGAGGAGCAGTTCGCAACCCGCTGGTGGTTCTGGGTGCCGACTGACACGATGGAGCGACGCGCCCGCGACGACCACGCGCCGTACGTGGTGTGGCAGCGGGACGGGCTGATCGAGCAGACCGAGGGCGCGGTGGTGGACTACGGCCGGGTGCGTGATGTCGTGGTGCAACTCGGCAAGGACCACGCGGTGCAGTCGATCGCGATCGATCCGTATAACGCGACGATGCTCGCCACCCAGTTGTCCGAGGAGGATGGCTTCGAGGTCGAGTTCTTCCGGCAGGGTTACCTGTCGATGAGCCCGGCGTGCAAGACGATGGACCGGATCGTGGGCGCCCGGAGACTGCGGCACGGCGGCAACCCGGTCGCGCGCTGGATGGCGAGCAATGTGGCGATCACGATGGACCCGGCGGAGAACATCAAGATGGTGAAGGACAAGTCGTACGGTCGTATCGACGGGATCGTGGCGCTGGTGATGGCGCTGGACCGGGCGGAGAATGCGGACGCCTGGGTGAACCCGTGGGGCGAGGAGGGTGCGTCATTCTGAACAAAGTGGCGAGGCTGGTGTGGGCGGTGGCGGCGGTGGGGCTGATCGTCGCGGGTGTGTGGCAATGGTCGCCGCCCGCCGCGATGGTCACGCTGGGCTGCCTGATGTTGGCCGACGTGGTTGTGGGGGGTAGACGACATGATTCTGGATAGCATCCTGGCGGCGTTCGGCCCGGCGAGCGACTTCGTGAACCCGCAGGCGTGGCTGACGGACTGGTCCGGCGGGCCTCTGTCGGGCGCCGGGGTGAACGTGTCGCCCGACTCGGCGATGGCGCTCCCGGCCTACTACGCCTGCGTGCGGGTGATCTCTGAGGACGTGGCGAAGCTGCCGCTGATTACGTACGAGCGGCTGGAGGGTGGCGGTAAGGACCGGGCGCTGGAGCACCCGAACTACAAGCTGCTGCACGACTCGCCGAACCCAGAGATGACTGCGATGTCGTTCCGCGAGGTGATGACCTCGTGGGCGATGGGCTACCACGGCGGGTATGCCGAGATCGAAGCCGACAGGCAGGGCCGCGCGCTGGCACTATGGCCGATCCACCCGACGCGGGTGACGCCGAAGCGGGACGCGAGCGGGGTGCTGTTCTACGAGGTCCGCGTAGCGGATGTCAAGAAGCTGGACGGCACGAGCATGGGGGGCACGCCCGTGCCGTTCCCGGCTGCGTCGATGCTGCACATTCACGGGCTTGGCAGCAACGGGATCACCGGCTTTCCTATGTCTGCGATCGGCCGCGAGGCGATCGGTATCGGGCTCGGGCAGCAGGAATACCGCGGCGAGTTCTTCAGGAATGGGGCCATGCCGGGCGCTGCGTACACGCCGCCCAAGATGGTGAGCCATGACGACAAGAAGACGATGCGCGCCGCGTGGGCCAGGACGTTCGGGATGGGCGGCGATCGGCAGGGGCTCGCGGTATTGGACCCCGGCTCAACGCTGACGACGTTCTCGATCGACCCCAAGAAGGCGCAGATGATCGAGGCGGGCCAGTACACGGTCGAGGACATCGCCCGGCTGTTCCGTATGCCACCGCACAAGATCCAGCATCTGCTGCGCGCGACGTTCAGCAACATCATCGAACAGTCTTTGGAATATGTAACCGATACGCTGCAGCCTTGGCTGGTGCGGTGGGAGCAAGAGATCGCCCGCAAGCTGTTCGCACGCTCGGCCGACACGCGGTTCTTTGCAGAGCATCTGGTGGACGGGTTGCTACGTGGTAAGCCATCAGAGCGTGCCGCGGCGAATCAGATCCAGCTTATGAATGGCGTGCTGACGATCGACGAGTGGCGGGCGCAGGAGAATCGCAACGCGCTCGACGACGATCTGGGTGGCAAGCACTACATTCTGAGCACGCTGAAGGCCGTGGAGGACGAGGACGACGAGCCCGAGGAGCCGGTGCCACCCCCGTTCGACCCGCCGCAACCGCCACCGGGCGAGGAACCGGACGAGGATGAGGACGGCGCACAGGACCGGGCCGCGACGTTCGCGCTGTTCGAGGACACGTTCGCGCGCATAATCGGCAAGGAAGTGAAGGCGATGCGGCGTCTGGCGACGAAGCACGCGGGCGACGCGACGGCGTTCGGCAACGCGGTGACTGCGTTCTACCTTCGTCACAAGGGCATGGTAGCGGCGGAGTGCGGGAAGGTGGCGGACATCGAGACGGGGCGGTTCGGGGGTGTAGCCGACCGCGACGCGATCAACTCGTTTGCCGAGTGGCACGCTGACGCGGCATCGCAGCGTATTCGCATCGCGTTCACCAATGCCACCGTGGGTAGCGAGTTGGAATTGTGGAACAGCGAGACGGTGGATAGCCGAGCACGGTCACTGTGCTGCCTTATATTCAGGAGACACGACAATGGATCGGAATAGATGCGGGCACCTGCACATGGGGCCGTGGCTGGTGGAGTGGGGCTGGATGGACCGGGCCGTCGCAGTCTTCAAGGCGGGCGGCACGCTGGCGGTGGCCGACATAGAGGAGGAGGACGAGGGCGAAGCGCGGACCCAGACTGTGGCGGGTGTCGCCGTCATCGGCATCGTTGGATTCATGTCCAAGGGCGTCAGTTCAATGGGTGGTACGAGTACACTGGCGGTGCGCGACGCGGTACGTTCGGCCACGAAGGATCCGGCCGTCGAGGCAATCGTGCTGCTTATCGACTCGCCCGGTGGGACCGCGGCGGGCAACCAGGAACTAGCGGACGACATCGCGGCTGCTGTTGCGGCCAAGCCGGTGCTGACACACTTCGACGACGTGGGCGCGTCGGCGGCGTTCTGGGTCGGCGCGATGGCTGGGATCGGCAACGTGTCCGCCAACGCCTCCGCGCTGGTCGGGTCGATCGGCACCATCATGTCAATCGAGGATACGTCCGGCCAGTTCGAGAAAGAGGGGATCGTGGCGCACCACCTGACGAGCGACGGCGCCAGTATGAAGGCGGCGGGCGGTGAGGGGACCGAGATCACCGACGAGCAACTGGCGTACTTCCAAGGGATCATCGACGCCTTTGGTGCGACGTTCGTGAACTCAGTAGCCAACGCCCGCGGTCTGGACCCGGCGGACATCCGGGCGCTCGACGGGCGCGTACTGCTCGCGAAGGACGCGCTGGCTGCGGGGCTGATCGACCACGTGCGCTCCTTCGAGGACACGATCGACGCGGCGCGCGGGCTGGCACGGGCGCGGCAGAACGACCGTCGCCAGCAGCAGTCGAACCGGAACCGGCTGCGGTTGGGCGGGGTATAATCTGGCATGCCCAAAGCCAAGCTGAAGAAATGCGAACGCTGTCGTCGGATGGAGGTCTCCTATCCTGGCGATCGCTATTGCTACGGGTGTGGTCAGACTGTTCTGTCGAACCACACGAGGGCTGGCACGGTTGACCATCGAGGGTGTGTGACACAGCGCGGTGACGGGAGCGTGCTGTACAACTCTCGCCAGCATCGCTGAACCGCTCTGCGGACGCTTGAAACCGGCGACGCGCGCGCCTATACTTGGTACGGCGGCTTCGGCCGCATTACGAACTTGCTCGTCAGGAATAGTAAACTAGCCTGACGGGCTTAGTGCCCCGGCGCTGGCGGCCCTGAGAGACCGCGAGAGAGTCGGGCTTAGAGCGGGTTGGCGGTCCTGAGCGACCAAGCGGCCTGCCGAGCTTCGAGTAAGACCAGTCCCGACATGTCGGGACTGGCGCGGCATTGGGGCATTTCACATGACATCCCAAGAATTGCGCGAGCGCGCTGTGTGCGCGCACGCAGAGGCTGAGGCCATCCAGGCCACGGCCGAGGGTGAGGACAGGATCCTCACCGAGGACGAGCAGTCGCAGTTTGACGCCAAGCTTGCCGACCAGAAGGCGCTGTTGAATCGCGCCGACCTGTCTGACAAGGTGGCGGCCGGGGCTGCGACCCTGAAGGAATCACAAGGGCGGAGGGTACCGGCCGGTGCCGACCTCCACATCGACGCATCGGGTCTCGACGACCTGAAGGCGGGCGACATCACGGGCGTGCGAGAGCGACTGGCAGACGATCCCAAGCTGGGCTTCGTCGGGCTGGGCGACTTCGCGACGGCGGTGAAGTCCGCGTACTCGCCCAACGCTGGGCAGGACATGGACCACCGGCTGCAGATCGGTGCAGCGGTCTCTGGACTGTCGCAGGGCACGGGCTCGGACGGCGGCTTCCTGCTCCCACCCGAGTTCTCGACCACCATCTGGGACGGGATGAACCGCGAGCCGGACAACATGCTCGCGCGCACGGACCAGTTCACGGTGACCGGTGAGTCGCTGACGTTCCCGGCCAACGCTGAGACGAGCAGAGCGACGGGTAGCCGTTGGGGCGGCATCCAGGGCTACTGGATCGCCGAAGCGGCACAGGTCACAAAGAGCAAGCCGAAGCTGCGCCAGGTCAAGATCGAGCCGCAGCAGTTGGCGGTGCTGGTGTACGCGACGGACAAGTTGCTCAACGCATCCGGTCCGGCGCTGACCCAGTGGCTGACCCGCGCGGCCACGACTGAGATCAACTTCCTTGTGGGAAACTCGATCCTGGCTGGCGACGGCGTGGGCAAGCCGGTGGGCATCATCGGCCACGCCTCGACCGTGAGTGTTGCGAAGGAAACGGCTGGTGGCGCGCAGGGCACCGCCACGATCGTCAAGGAGAACATCGACAAGATGTGGTCGCGGTGTCACGCGAACGCGCGCGGCAATGCGGTCTGGTTCATCAACCAGGATTGCGAGCCGCAGCTTGAGCAGTTGGCGGCGGACGTTGGCACCGGCGGCGTGCCGGTCTACCTGCCCGCGGGCGGGATCACGGACACTCCGAACGCTCGGCTGAAGGGCCGTCCGGTCGTGGTGTCTGAGTTCTGCAAGACGGTCGGGACGGTCGGGGACATCATCCTCGCCGATCTCCAGGCGTACCTCACGGGCGTCAGGGGTGGAATCGACACAGCGATGTCGATGCACCTGCGATTCGACTACCTCGAATCGGTGTTCCGCTTCGTGTTCGCTGTGGATGGGCAGCCGTGGCTAGCGTCGAAGATCACCCCGTTCAACGGCGGGTCAACCAAAACACTGTCACCGTTCGTGACACTGGCGACGAGGGCGTAATCATGGGAAAGATCGTAGAACAAATCCAGGTGATTGACTGGACCGGCGTGGGCACGATTGACATCGACACCGACCGGGTGCTTGATTACATCGACGTGCGCAACTACAGACGTGCGCTGGTGATCTTCAACTCGCCCGCCGGTACAGCCGCGGACGACTGGAACTTCACAGTGCGGCAGGCGGACACCATCTCGGGTGGCAACGTCAAGGACTACGACGTGATATCGGAGTACTGGACGAAGCAGGCCGCAACGAACCTGTTGAGCACCGAGATATTCACGCGCTCGACCCAGACGGCCGACGCGCTGGTGTCGGGCGACGCGACATCTGCGGAGGAGGTCGGACTGCTCTTGCTGGACTTCGACTTCACGCTGATGGACACGGCCAACGGGTTTGTGTTCCTTGGCGGCGCCATCACACAGGACGCATCGAACGCGGCCCAGGTATGCGCGTGCAACCTGATGCTGTACGAACCGCGTTATCCGCAGGCGATCACCGTGACGGCGATCGCGTAACTCTGAACCCTGGAGTGCCCGCCTCAATCGTGGGGCGGGCGCGTTCAACACAGGAAGGAATGCAAGGAAATGGCACGAAGAGCACGCACGGAACTGTTCGTCGGCAAGCACAGCGGCGGCATGTTCTCAATCGAAAACATGGGCATCTCAACCGGCAATCGGGTGTTTGTCGATTCGGTCTCGGGCACAGACTCGGCCGGACGAGGCAACAACCCCAGCAACCCCGTGGCCACTCTCGATTACGCTGTCGGTCTCACGACCGCGAATCAAGGCGACATCATCTACGTGATGGAGAATCACGCGGAAACGATCACAACCGCGGCCCCGGTTGCGATCGACGTGGACGGGGTGACCATCAAGTGTCTCGGCGAAGGCAGCGATCGTCCGACGTTCACACTCGGCACCAACGCGGCCGCGACGATCACGGTATCGGCGGCCAACGTGAGCATCGACAACATGCTCGTGTCCAACACCGTCGACAACTGCACGTCGATGATGACGGTATCGGGCGACGACTTCTCGTTCACGAACGGTGAGACGCGCGACACGGGAGCGGTCGAGGCCGCGCTGGTCTGGACGATCACCGGCGACCGTTGGCACATCAACAACTACACCCACATCGGCGAGGGCTCTGGCGACCAGGCGGTTGCGTGCTTCCAGCCGACAGGCACAGACCGCGGCATCCTCGAAAACTTCAACGTGGACTCCGCTGGATCGACGGCGGTGTTCAGTTCTTTGAGCACGGCCAATACGCTGATGCGTATTCACGATGGGTACTTCATTCAGCGCGAGGCTGCGGTCGGCGTAGCGATGTCGCTGCTCTCGGCGGACACGGGGTTCGTTGGTCCGAACATTCACATTCGGCTGGTGGACGATAACACCGATCCGTTCGCCGCAATCGACTCCGCTTCCAACGTCAACTTCCTCGGCCCGATCACGGTCGCGGCGGGCGACGACGAGGCGGGTCTCGACATCTCGCACGGCCTTGCGGTGGCGGCCGATCAGAACTTGGTGCAAACCCCGTGGGGCGCGGCAAGGGAAGTCACCGAATCGTTCCAGCCGGCGGCGTCGCTGGTTCCGATCTTCACCCCATCGGTGGGCAAGTGCCTGATCGTGGGCCTCTGGTTGCAGATCGATACGACGATGGGTGCGGCTGCGGACTTCATTGTGCAGTCCTCAACGACTGCGGCTGGAGCCATGAACATCTGCGCTATCACACAGGTGGACGGCGAAGCGGACGAGACAATCCTTGGCCTGACCGGGAACGCAGCGGACGTGCTGTCGCTCGGGACGGCTCGGTGCGCCTCTCCGATTGTGGTCGATGGTGCTGATTCAGGGGTCACGATCGGGGTGCTGGGTTCGGAAGCGAACGTCGCTACCGGCCACGGCATCTGGCACTGTCTCTACATCCCGCTGGAACGCGGGGCTCTCATCACGGCAGCCGCGTAAGGGGGGTGATCTGTGGGTACGAAGTCAAAACAGATTCGCGACACCACCACGCTCCAAGCCGCGACCACGACGGCCGCGGGTGCGATCGACACGACGGGCTCGGCGGTCGGCATGGGCATACCGCTGAACGGCTTTGTGTTCGTGCTGGACGTGACTGCGGCGGCAACCGACGTGGGCGATCTGCTCGACGTGTCGGTTGAAACCCGCATCGACGACGGGGTGGGGGCAACGTGGCACCAGGTGGTCCACTTCACTCAGGTGCTCGGCGACGGCGGCGCGAAGCAGTTCGTGGAGAAGATCACGTCGGCGAGGATCGAGGCCGGGTACGAGTCGGGCACGGCGCTGGGCGCTGGCTTGGTTCGGAACCTCATCGGGGACGAATGGCGCGTGGCGTGGGTGCAGGTGGACGCGGACAGCGACGCCACCTTCACGTTCAGCGTCACGGCCTGTCCAATGTAGTTCAACCCCGGCGCGGCGGGAAAACCGCGCCGGGTCTTACTGAATGGGGAACTGACCGATGGCAGACATCACCATCACGGTCGCGAACGTCCTTCGGGTGGACGGCACGACCGGGACCGGCACGGCGGGCGCGACCATCACGGCCGGGCAGCCGCTGTATGCGGACAGCACGGACAGCGGCAAGTTGAAGCTGGCCGACGCCGACGCGGCCGCGAGCGCTGACAGCGTGGGTGTCGCGTTGCACGGATCGCTGACGGGCCAGCCGGTCAAGTACCAGGCGTCCGGCCAGATCACGATCGGCGGCACGGTGGTGGTCGGGGAGGTGTACTGCGTTTCGACTACGGCGGGCGGGGTAGCACCTGATGCCGATGTCATCGCGGGCGACTACCGCACGATTCTCGGCGTCGGCACGAGCGCAACGGTCATCACGCTAAAACTCTTTACCTCTGGCGCGCAGATCCCATAATGATTACTCTCGTCACAGCCGCAACCGACGAGCCGGTGTCGCTGGCGGATGCGAAGAAGCATCTGAACTACGACGACACTGCGGACGACGTGTATATCCGTGGTCTGATTGCTGCGGCGCGCGCGCACGCCGAGATGTTCACGCGGCTCAAGTTCATCAATGCGACGTATGACTGGTCGATGCCTGCGTGGCCAACCTTCCCCATGCGGCTGACCGAGTGGCCGCTAGCGCCGCTGTCGTCCGTCACGTCGATCAAGTACGTGGATGGCGACGGCACGACCCAGACGTGGGCAGCGAGCAACTACGTCGTGCAGACCGGACTGAAGCCGGGCGTGATCGAACTGGCGTTCAACGTGACGCTGCCGACCACGCGCAGCCAGCCGAACGCGGTGACGGTGCGGTACGTGGCTGGCTACGGCGACATTGACGACGTACCGGCCGACGCGCGGCTCGCGATGCTGATGCTGCTGGGCCATTGGTACGAGAACCGCGAGGCGGTTGTTATCGGCACGATCACGGCAGAGGTGCCGAAGGCTGTTGACGCGCTGCTGTGGGGCATTCGGGTAGGGGAAGTGTAGTGGCGATCCGGGCCGGGACACTGCGGCACGTGGTCAAGGTCGAGAGCGTGACGGTCGCGCGCGACGACTACGCCGACCCGCTGGAGACCTGGGCCTTGTGGCCTGCGGGGTCGAGCGGATTCCGCCGCGCGTCGATCACGCCGACCGGCGGCAGCGAGACTGAGATCGGCGGCGCGCGTGTGTTCGTCGGTACGTTCGAGGTTCGGATGCGGTATCGGTCTGGGTTCACCGCCGGTATGCGGCTCACGTTCAACTCGCGGGTCATGCACATCACGCAGGTCGTGCACGTGGACGAGATCAATCACGAGATCATCCTGCTGTGCGAGGAGGTGGCGTCGTGAGCACGCTGACTACCAGCACCGCTGGCGGACTTGCCGGCCCAATGGAACTCGTCGGGATAAAGGACGTGATCGCTGCGCTGGAGGAGATGTCGATCGCCAGTCGCCGCCGCGTGATGCGCCCGGCGATCCGCGAGGGCGCGTCGATCGTCAGCAAGGCGGCGAAGAAGAACGCAAAGTCTCGCACCAATGTTCTGACATCGCGGGCGAAGAAGGCGCAGGGGCCGGGTCCGCTATCGCTGGGTGCTGGCGAATCAACCGGCGCGCTGTCGCGCTCCATCGGTATCAAGACCGGCATCGGTAAACACGGCGTGTTTGCGGTGATCGGTGCCAGGGTACGGCAGGGCGATACGCTCGTGCGCGTTGGCGCTCGTTCAGTTCGCACCCGCCGCCCGTCGCGCTACTCGCACTTGGTCGAGAAGGGCACAAGCCACTCGCGTGCGTTCCCGTTCCTTGGACCGGCGTTCGAGCAGAACCGGGGGCGTATCAAGGCTGCAATTCTGCGGCGAGCGCGCAAGGAGTTTGTGAAGGAAGCGAACAAGATTGCGGCCAAGGCTGCCAAGCGTGCGGGGCGTGCGGCATGAGCCTCACCCGCGCACTCATCTACGAACTGGAGCAGGACTCGGGCGTGTCCGGCAAGGTCAGCGACCGCATCTTCATCGGCCGCCCGTCGCGCGAGAGCCCGACGTACCCGATGCTGATCGTGGACCTGACCGACACGCAGCACGTCACTACGAACGACGGTAAGGCCGGGCTGGCCATGTACACCTACGACATCGAGGTAGAGGCGCGGACGTACGAGGAACTGAACGACACGGCCAAGACCGTGCGGATTCTGCTCGACGGCAACACGGGCGACGCGACGTTCGGCGAGACGGCGAAAACGGTGGACGTGAAAAGTATCACGTTGCAGGGGCAAAGCGATAGCAAGGACGGGCCGGACGACGGAAGCGATCGTCCGGTGTTCGTGCGGACCATGACGTTCGACATCTGGTGGGCGGAGTCAACGTCGTAAAGGGGATTCGGGATGGCCATTACAATCGGAACCGGGCTGGTGATATCAGGGTCGGTCAGTTCGGCGGACGTGAACGTGATCGACTTGTCGTGGTCAGGCTGGGGACGGCCCGCGATCGACATCACCACCAACGACAGCACGAACGCGCGTGAGTTCGTAGCGGGCGCGCTGTACGACCCCGGCGAGCTGGCCGTGACCGTGAAGTTCGACGAGAGCGTTGCGAGTGGTGCGGCGTTGCCGCCGATGCTCTCGAACGCTACCGAGACATGGACCATCACGCCGCGGTCGGGCGGCAAGGCGTTTATCTGCGACGGCTTCGTGACGGACCTGAGTATGGGGTTCCCGCACGAAGACGCGAACACGGCAACGTGGACCATCAAACTGACCAGCGAAGTAACCGGCACGTGGGACGACGCATAAATAAGGAGGGCCGCAATGCCCGCCAGCTTAGGGACTGGATACGACAAGCGCGCCTTCGTGACGGCGGCGCAGGACGGCGAGATACAGGCCGTCGCAGACATGCCGAGCGGCGTGCCGTCCGTGTGGGTACGGTCCATGCTGCTCGGCCTGCGGGCGCGGATCATGCAGGCCGCGTCGGCCAAGGGCGAGGGCGAACTGTTGTCGGCGGCGGACCTCGCGCCGTTCCAGATCGACGTTGTGCTGGCGTGCTCGTGCGAGCATGACGGCACACGCATCTTCAACGATACCGACGAGGATCGCCAGGCCGTTGAGGGGATGCTGCCCGAGGTGATTGACGCGATCTCAATGGCGGCGCTGGCTGTGTCCGGTATCTCTGGCGATGGCGCCGGGGACATATCGGAAAACTCCGACGCCCCGAGTGCCGTTTCAGCTACCGCCTAGCGTCGCACTTGGGGTACAAGACCGTCGCCGAGATGGAGCGGCGGATGACGAGCCGGGAGTACGCGGGGTGGATGGAGTTCTACAAGCTGGAGCCGTGGGGCAGCGAGGCGGAGTGGCTGCACACCGCGCAGGTGCTCGCGATGATGGCAAACGTCAACCGCGACGCGAAGCGACGGCCGCAGCCGTACAAGGCCGCGGACTTCATGCCGAAGTTCGACAGGCCAGCGAGAGTGCCAACCGCGGAGGAACTGGACAAGAAGGTCGGCGCGATCTTCAGAGCGATGAAAGCGGGGCCTGGTAGCTGATGGCGACAACTATGAACCCAGAGAAGGCTCGGCAGCAGAAGCGTGACTGGCGCGAGAAGAACCGCGAGACAGTGACGGAGTGTAATCGCAAGTACCGCGAGGCGAACCGCGCAATACTGCGAGCTCGCGCTCGCAAGTACCGCGAGGAGAATCTGGACAAGGTACGCGCCGCCAACAGGAAGTGGTTTGAGGAGAATCCGGACAAGGCGAAACAGTGTTATCGCAACTACTATAGAGCGAACCAAGAGGCTGCGACAGAGTACCAGCGTAACCGTCGTGCGGCGAATCCGCAACTCGCACATGCGCGTGATCGCAACTACTATGAGAAGAACGCGGCAGTGATTAGCAAGCGCGCGCGTAAGTGGCGCGACGAGCACCCAGAGGAGAGCCGCGCGAAGGACGCCAGGGGGAGGCATGCCCGCCGCGCACGCGAACGCGGAGTGGAGAGCGAACGGCTAAACCCCTTGGCTGTGTTCGTGTCGGACGACTATATCTGCCAACGATGCGGGCTAAACGTGCACCAATACAAGGGGCCGGGCTGGTATCGCGACCGCGCCACCATCGACCACATCATCGCGCTCGCGAACACCAATAGGGGTGGTGACAACACGAGCAACAACCGGCAAACTATGTGCAGCATGTGCAATAGCGAGAAAGGGCACGGCGACGATGATCCAACCCGGAGGCCATCCGCCGCCCGAGCCGTCCGCGACAAGGCCGCCCGCGATCGTGGCGAACTGTCGCGGGACATTCAGATGAGCGACGAGGCGCAGGCGAAACGGATCCCGTGGCCGGTGTCGGATCTGATGCTCGAAGCGTTGGGCGCGATCTCACTGGCGGCGCTGGCGGCGACTGGACTTACGTCCAGCGACAACAACAAGAAGGGAGCGGCGTAGATATTGCCACCACAGTCGCCAAAATGGCAGTCATTCTCTCGGCCTCGACGGGCAAGTTCGAGAAGGGGATGGGCAAGGCGCAGAAGACGACGCGGACATTCGCGATGAAGTTCCGCTCGTTCGCCAAGGGCGTGGCGATCGGGTTCGCGGTGATCGCTGCGGCGGCTACCGCTATGGCAACTGTCGTGGCCGTCAAGCTGATCGCAATGACGAAGGCGGGGTTTGCGTCCGCCGACATTCTCGCCAAGACCGCATCCAAGCTGGGGATCTCGACCCAGGCGCTGGCCGCGTTCCGGCTGGCGGCCGCGAAGGCTGGGGTGAACGTGACCACCTTCGACATGGCGTTGCAGCGTATGACGCGCCGCATATCGGAGGCGGCGGTCGGGACGGGCGAGGCGCAGGGCGCGCTCAAAGAGATGGGCATCAACGCCAAGAAGCTCGGTGCACTCGGTCTCGACAAGCAGTTCGAGGCGATCGTCGAAGCGTGGGCGGGCATCTCGCAGAAGGACAAGGTGAGGCTGGCGTTCAAGCTATTCGACTCTGAGGGCGTTGCGCTGAAGAACCTGCTGGACGCGGGCAGCGAGGCGCTTGAGGATGCGCGGGAAAGAACCAAGCGGTTCGGAACGGCCCTAAGCGCGATCGACACCAAGAAGATCGAGATTGCGAACGACGCCATCTTGGATATTCGGGAGGCGATGACGGGCTTCGGCCAGCAGCTCGCGCTTCGGGTTGCTCCGTTCGTGTTCGCAATCGCTAAGTGGCTCGGTGACGCCGCGGATATCTCGGCCGTTGTGGAGGGGATCTGGAAAGGGCTCATGCACGCCGCAGCCTTCATCGCCGAGGTGTGGCAGGCCATCGCGGTGTCGATCAAGGCGACAGAGGTAAGCGCTCGCGGGCTGTTCGCGATCGCTGGGCTTTTGGGCACGACCAAGTTTGCACGCGCAACGCTTGGTGGCGTGACGAACGCAGAGGCGCTGGACCGCTTCAGGGCGGTGGGAAGGGCTGGCGAAGAACTGGACGCGATAGCCAATCGCGACTTCGCGGCGGAATTGGCCGCATCGCTTGCGCGGATGCTAACCGACTTCACGGCCCGCGTGGCTGCCAAGCCAGACTCGGACATTCCTTCATTCAACCTGACGAAGATCGCGGCGGACATCAAGAGTGACGTGGGCGTCATTCGGGAGTCGGTGCAGCGGCAGGCGACGAACACAGCCGCGCTGCTCCGCAACGTCGCGATTGGCAGCACGCGCAGCATGATCGGAGCGGTGCCCTGATGTCTCAACTGGACCTGCGCAACCCGGGCGGCACTCTCAGTTATGCGTACTCCGGGGCGCGTCGTCGCACACGCACGATCTACATAGAGAATGTGCGACCGGAGGACATCGTCTGGGGCGCAAACAGGATGCCGCCGCGGTTCGCGGCGCACCCGCTGGATCCGCCGTGTCGCGCGCGCAGTTTCGACGCGGACCAGCACGGAGACAGTGGCGGCTCGGCGGTTGTCATCACCTACACGACGCCCGAGATCCGCAACGCCAACACCGAAAATCCAGAGCCGGAACCGATGACGGCGCACCAACTCCTGCATCAGGTCGGGGTGCGCGAGGAGATCGTTGAGATTCCGTACGCGACACTGACAGAGGTGATAGATAAGGATCCTGTCAGCGGGCTACAGGTCAAGGGCCTGAAGTGGGGATGGACGCTCAACCGAATCATCGAGCCGCGCCCGGTCTATCGCGTCAAGTGGAAGCTGACCAGCCCGAGCGCGGCGACCTTCCGCGAGATCTTCGATCAGTACAACTACATCCACCAGTTGCCGGACGGCGGCAACCCCCAGGGCCTGTATCGCTTCCTGTTCGCGGACGCCTCGGCGATCAGCACGACGGAGTACGAGGTGGCGGCCAACTGGGAACTCGACACCGGCACGCGATTCCTGACGGCGCTGCCGGGATCGTATCCACCGTTCACCAATGACAACCCGCGACTGCCGGGGGATCTGCCGTATCGCCCCAACTCTGTACCGGCGGTTGGGTTCACCCGCGATCCGTACATGACGCTGGATATCGAGGCCCCGAAAAACAACACCGAACCGCTTCAACCGAAGCTCCCGATCATGTTGCAGAAGGCCAAGTACGTTGTGGAGCCGTCGCTGTTACAGTCCTGGCAAAACCTGCCGCAGTTCCCCGGATTCTAATGGCTATACCAGTACCCATCTTCGCCCGCATCATCTCGCCCGACCCGGTGGTCATCGGGCCAGCCGAGTGGACGTACACGCTGGAAGAGGAGACGGAGTTCGGCGTGCACCCACTGCCCGGCGTTGTGCCGGTAGATGAGCGGCCGCCACTGGAGATCGACGCGCGATCGGTTGCACCGGGCACGGGCGTGCGTGGCTTCAGGTGGTCGGACGGGCGAGAGGTGTGGTTCTTTCACGAGCAGCCCGCGTTCGCGCCGTGCGAGCCTGGCGGCGGGGATGCGGCCGTGCCGCCCGCCGCGCCCGGCGGTGCGGAGGGCTCGGGCGTTGGTCTCGGCGGGGACTCTGGAACGGCGGGTGCTGAATGACTATCTCCGCGCCAGTACTATCGCAGCTTGAGCCCGTATGCCGGTGTGTAGCTACCGATCTTCTTGTTGGTGCGCTCGTCCCTGAGCGTGACCGATCGCGAGGGAGAAGAACCGTCGCAGAACCAGATCCATACGTTGCTAGCGACGGCCGTCTTGTCGTCGAACGACAGGTCGTAGAAGCCCTCGCGGACAATCGCCCCCTTCCACCCTGTCTCGGACCCGATTTGGGCAAGTATGCCGCTCTGCTGAAACACCTCCATCACCAACTGCCTAGCGACACGGTCATCGGGCGTGGTGTCAATGCGCTCCATTGTCGGGCTCGGAGGCGCGTTTGCAATGCTGTCGCCGACCTTCGCGCACGTGCCCAAGCAGAACGCCACCGACACGGCAAACGCCACCACGCAGAGCAGGCCGAACACCATACCAACCAGTGTCGAGAATCGCATCGGCATTACCTCCTGTCCCACTATACGCCAACCCCAACCACATCAAGCCGACCAGGATCCGAACAATGGCGATAAATACGAAAACCGTACAAGAAACCTTCCTGAACGCCGCCGCACTCAACACAACCTTCGAGTGGTCGAACGAAGATTTCGACACCTATGTCGTCGCGGCCGGGAATGTCAGCGGCACGCCGGACAGCGGTACGGACCCGCAGTTCACCATCGAGGACTCGCACGATCACATCGGGTGGTTCGGCGCCACAACGCTGAACAATGCGGCGCAGAGTTCGGAGATCACCGTGAAGGCCCCGTGGTCGCGTGTGCGCACCACGACCGAGAACAGCGCGGCCATGCGGGTCGCGATCACCGTAGTGCTGAGGAAAGACACATAGACAAGGGGACGGGGCAATGGCAAGTGACAATGTAGAAAACACGGCAACGATCGCGGCGGGCGTGACGGATGGTGACGACATCTTCTTCGTCCAGGGCGCCACCAACGTCACCGGCAACATCGACAAGTCGGGCCTGGGCGCGAACGGGCTCGGCAAGGTGCACCTGGCGCACCCGTGGGTTGCCGACGTGGGGACCAGCGGCACGCCGTTCAAGGCCGAGATCAGCGCGGACTCCGATTCGATCTTCGACAACAAAGCGGGCGGCGGCACGTTCTTCTACGCGATCGACGGCAGCGCCGACGTGTGCGACCTCGTTCGATCGAGCGGGCCTGGCACCCGCCGCACGGTCCTGCAGACGATCGGCACCGCGACGGTGGTGGAGTGTGCGTCGGGCATCGTTGACGTGAACACACCTGTCGCCGCCACTACCGTGCGGATCAGTGGGACCGGGCTGGTGAACATGCCGGACTCAAGTTCGACCGACCCGACGCTGGTAGAGATCGGCGGCGGCTCGTGGGTGACGGAGCGTGGAGCCACCACGCTGACGGTGTGGGGTGGGGGTGCGGACGTGAACGCGGGCACCAACACGTTCGGCACGGTCAACCTGCACGGCGGGACAGCCATGTGGCGGCAGAGCGGGACGATCACCGCGCTCAACTGGCTTGGTCCGCTCGGCGTGTTCGACACCTCGAAGCTCGGCCGCGCGATGACGATCACGACCGTGACGGTCTGGGCGGGCGTGGACCAGAACGCGCTGCACGACCTGATCGCCAACCCGCTCATCACGATCACGAACCCGGTGGTGTACCGGATGGGCAACGCTTGACCCGTGCCTGCGCTGCTGCTGAAAGACCGGCGGCTGGTCATTCGCGACCGCAAGCTGTTGACCGACGAGGGCGGCGCGCCGTGCTGCTGCGACGGGCCGATCATTCAGCCGCCGGATCCGGACGCGATGTGCTGTGGCGATAGAGGAACGCGCGCGAATCCTCGACTCGCGACGTGCGGCACACGGACGCGTCTGCACGGGTCGCCGGAAGAACCCTCTCTATTGGTGACGCTCAATGGGTTGCTTCACCTGGAATGGGATCCAAGGCCGCGATTTCCGCTCGTGGAGCTCGACGCTGATCTCGTCAACTTGCGAGTTTGGCTGGGGCCTGTGGGGCCGCCTTCGCAATGCGGGTTCTTCGGGGTATTCACGAGCGAGTTCCCGGGCTCGCAAGACTTCTTGTATCGTATCAGGATCCACGCGTCTTTCCCTACGACAGAGGCGGGCTTTGACCTGATCCATTGGGATCCCAGCATCGGGGGCTATGTCGGGACCGCAAGCGAGGGTCGATCCGCGATATTCAACCCTGAAGTCTCGACACGCACAGCCCGAGATAATCTCGCCAGCCACGCATGGTATATGAACCCGGAAACGGGACAGTCGGCGGCGACAGTAGTGGTCAATCCGGGGTTGCCGATCACAAGGGCGGAGTTGGAGGTTCCGGTTCCACTTCGACTCGAAACCTGCATACCAGGCATTGCCGCGAACCGGTCCCTTATTGAGGCACCCGGCAGCACGCGGCTACTGTCTATGGCTGAGATCGAGTTCAACTGGACTGCCAGTATCGGCCGCTGCCCGGGCGACCCCGGCGGCGGCGACTCGCCCCCCACCGCGTGCATCGCGTGCGGCGGGCCGCTGGAGCGACAGAGTGGATGCAGGGACAAGTGCACGCAATGCGGGCTGACTACGGGTGGGTGCGGTTAGTCGCACACGACGCAGGTGCCGCCGCCCGAGACCCACAAGGTCGTGACCTTGACGCGTGCAGATGCCGGCGAGTAGGCGACAAGGCGGTAGCCGCCCTCGCGCACTGGCCTGGCCATTACTTTTTGGAATCGCACCCGCGTCGGCAGGCGGCGATTCGTCAACCGCTTGCGCGCAACCACCGCACCCACCGCCGCCAGCACCGGCAGCGCGATCGCGCGGCGGAAGAGTTCGCGGCGGGAGATCATGGCTCGCGCCACACGATCGCGTCGCCACACGGGTACGCCCTGCCGCCCGGGGCGAGCGGCTGGCCCGCGGCGGTTTCGAGTTGGGCGCGCGAGTAGAACCGACCAGGGAATATCTGATGAAGCGGCTCATTCTCCCCGACCCAGACAGCCTCGGTCGGCAGGTCTTTGACCGCCGTTAGCCTGATGGTCACTTCCCGCGGTGTCAGCATGGCGGATTGTAGGCTGACCGCCTCAGCCCGCCCCTAAGCCACGCCAGCCCGCATGGCACCAGAGCCCCACGCTACCCGCCCAGGCACCGCACGCCGTACGGAGGCCGCACGAGCAGCGGCCTAACTGGCAGACTGTTCGGCTCCTGTCCGAGAATCTGCACGATCTTGCGAATAATCTTGGCGAAGAGGCAACAATCCGCACGATGGTGCGTATAATATGGTAGATGACGAACGCAACCTCAACCCAAAGGGTACAGACAATGGCAAGTAAGAAAGCCGCAAGCAAGGTAGGGCGGTACAGGGGGCATCATTGGCGATGGTTGCGAGATAAGGACGTATTCCCCCACTTGACGAGCGAGAGCAAGTCTTACCATGTCATAGACACGGACGGGGAACCGACCGGGGATCATTTCCTCACGATCGCGGAATTGGAAAACCACATTGACCTTATGATCTATGGAAAGTAAACGAGCCCACGGCCAGGGCCGTACAGGAGCAACCGCATGAAAGTTCTCATCCGATATACCGTTGAGGCAGATGACAGTCTCCGGCGGTCTATTCTCAATTACTCGGGCGAATGGAAGCCGGGCAAATTGGCAACGCGAGAACAGATAAAAAACTGGTTCCGTCAGTTTGGAGACACGATGCAAGACGATATGGAAGATCCCCATCCCGATGACTAACATACTCACAACCCGCCAGCTCGCCGCCCGGATCGGCATCTCGGTTCGTACCGTCCACGACCGAGCAGCGCAGCTGGGGATCAAGCCCGCCATCGACACTGGCCACGTCAAGCTCTGGCGTGAATCCGACATCGAGCGGTTCGGCCCGCCACGCCCCGCCGGTCGCCCCCGAATAGGGCTTTCACCCCATTGACACCCGGCCGGAATCTGTTAGCCTCCGCGCGGGTGGCTCGGGGAGCGAGATTGTGCGGGTTCGGGTCGAGATGTCCCTTGTGGTGGGCGAATCCGCCTGTATCTCCTTGACCTGCCGGGAGTTAGACGCTACCGATGAGGCGATGTCAGCCGAGCCCCAATCCGTACAGGGGGTCGTCAGGACGGCGCTCATCCCCACATTGCTCACCGCGTTCGACGGCGAGCTGGAGCGGCGCAGCGGCTCGACCGTACGCCGGGGCCAGACCGTCCGGCTGATCGGCCGCATGGCGGTGGACTATCGATGGAACGTGGCCGCCGACGTGACCCGGGACGACATGCGGGACCACCTCACGCGGCTCGTGCGGGCCGGGCGCAAGTCCGCCACCCACAACGACAACCTCAAGAAGCTCCGGCTGTGGGGGCGGTTCCTGCACGACGAAGGGTATCTGCCCGTCGATCCGTCCGCCGGCCTGACGTTCGTTCGCAACATCTACGAGAGCGGCAGCCGCCCCTTGAGCCGCGAAGAGCTACGCGCCCTTTTCGCGCACCTGCGGGACCAGGGCGGGCAGGCGACCAGGCGGCTGGACCTGTACCAGCTCATGCTGTTCTCGGCCCTGCGGGCGTCTGAGACGCGGCGCCTGCGGGTCGGCGACATCGACCACGAGCACGGGGGAATCGCCCTGCGGGCCATCGATTCCAAGACCGGGCACGCCCGGTGGATCAAGCTGCCCGAGGAGGTGATGGACTCGCTGGTCCGCTACACGTCAGGCCGGGCGTCCGAGGATCCGATCTGGTCGCCGTTCACACGGCGGGAGACGTTCAAGATCGACTGCAGCAAGGCCGGGATCTCGCCGGCAAAGGTGGGCTACAACAGCCTGCGTAAGAGCTTTGTTCAGTTCGCCGACCACGAGGGGTGGAGCGCCATGCAGATCGCGAAGGTGACCGGCCACCGCGATCCCGGTGCCGTCAGCAAGATCCTCTACCGCCATTATTTCACCCCGCAAGAAAAACTTACCCTCTCGAAAGTGCGTGATAGCCTGGGTTTAGGCGCGTCCCGGGGTACGGTCGCCGACGAAAATCCGAGAACGGGTGTTGACGAGGGGGGCAAAAAGCCGTATCTTGGGGTGGATCAATCGGAGGCCCCAATGGTCGCAGCCAACCCCAGCCCGCAACCGGACCCGGAAACGTCGATCGCGGTCGCTCCGATTGATCTTGGCAGCGACCAAGCCGCGGTCGGCGGCTCCGGGCCTGGGCGGGCGCGTAGCTCAGTTGGTTACAGAGAACCGGACGATGACGAGCCTCCTGCGGGCGCGGGGTACGCCGGGCGGGACGCTGGGCGCGGGGAACGGGACACACTGAAAGAAGCCGAACTGGCGGGCGTGGCGATCGCCGCGTGGCTGCGCGCCCGGTTCGGGCGAGGAGGTCGCGAGTGACCACCTACGGCGTCCCAAGCAACGCGCCCCTCTTCAGCGCCCACGCCCGTGCCCGCCGCGCCGACCCCGCAACGTCGCACCGGGCGGCGGCCACAGCCGAGTCGAGCGGCAACGCGACTCGCCAGCGCACGGCGTGTCTAGAGGCCGTCCGCGCCACGCCCGGCATGACCGCGGGCGAGATCGACAAGCGGTGCGGGTTCATGGACCGCTTCGTCGCGGGTCGGCGTCTGCCCGAGTTGCGGGAGATGGGACTGATTCACAACGGCGACGCGCGCGTGTGCTCGGTGCGCGGGTCGCGCCAGATGACGTGGTATCCGGCTGGACCGACTGGCGGTGGGGGATGACGAACACACACAAGCAAGTCTCCTCCGCCGACCCGCGCACCGAGCGTTACCGGCCTTCGGGCTTTGGGGCTCCGCGCGGGTCGGTACTTTCGCATCATCGAGCGCCGCACGGACTGCGGCCATGCACGCACCGCGTCGGCGTGGACCACCGCCGTCGCGGGTTCTGTTTTCTCTTAGCCATGGCGCAGAGCAGCGCGCAGATTACACGACCCGCCCCAACCGGCGCGTGGCCATGGGCCAGCGACCACAAAAAGGGCGCAGCGTCACCGTATGGTGGCGAGTTGCGGCGACGGCCGGGTGGGATTCCAGCGTCCCGAAGGCTGGTTGCGCGCTGCGTTCGCCGACGGGCGACTGCGCCGTTTTCTTCTCTCTCTCCCTCCAGCCCCGCGCTGCCGCAAAACGCGGCGCGGGGTTTTGGGTTTCGTAATCGCCCGTCGCGGCTGCGTAGGCCGCGCGCGGGTTTTACAGGAGCAACGCCATGACACCGATCGCAACGATTGACGATCTGCGGGCGGAGTTGGAACGGGTGTCGCAGCGAGTGGCCCGAGCGCTCAACCTCGCTATCCGAGGAATCGCGTGCGCGCAGGCGTCCGTGTTGGATATGGAGGAGCCACACCCCGGCGCTGAATCTGTCAAGGCCTCCCTGTACGCCGAGATGGATCGCATCCACGCCGCGGCATGGGAGGCCGAGCGGATGCAGTCCCTCGCCCGCCGGATCCTCGACGCCGAGGACACTTCGCACCGGCAGGTGGCGTCGTGAAGTGCAACTACCCCAAGTGCGTCGAGGAACTTGAGTATTGGGGGGCAACCGAGGCCGAGCGCGATACCGGCGCGAAGGCCATGCCGCCCGGGTGGTACTGCCCGAACGGCCATTTCTTCGAGGACGCCAAGTTGGACATGGAGGACCGGCCCAACCCGCGCGAGCTCGCCATCGAGATATACGGCGACGACCCGCCGCTGGTGCTGCTCGGACCGGGCGGCGACTTTACGCGGCGCTGGCCGCAGACAGGAGCTACGCGATGACACGAGACACCTTCGAGGCGCGGTGGCACAAGTTGTGTGCCGCGATTATCAAAGAAGATCGCCCGGACGACTATTCGCGCGCACGAAAGACCCGTGAGATATCAGTGCTTATCGGCCTGCAACTCTGCGACCTCGAAGCCGCGATCACGAAGGCCGGGATAGCAAACGCGGTGGGTCATGGGTTGATCGTGAAGGCGATGGGGGAGATCGCGGAGGCGGTGAAGGGGAAGACGCTCTACACGCAGGATCTCTACAGGGGTGAGCCGATCGCAAACGCAAAGGATACCGGCCCCGGGAGCGCACTATGACCACCCCCCCCTCGCCCGGCGTGTACCCGCACGTGCCGTTTGAGCAGTACCTCGCGTGGGATCTGCCCAGCCAGTCGATCCTGAAGGCCATGCGACAGTCGCCAGCACACTACCGCGCGGCCCGCGCTGGCATCGCGACCGTGAAGGTGACGGACGACATGACGCTCGGCAGCGCGCTGCACACGGTGTTTCTCGAACCCGAACTGGCGATGGAGGCGGTCACGATCTGGCGCGGCAAGGCGCGGCGTGGCGCGGAGTGGGACGGGTTCAAGGACGAGAACGACGGCAAGTACATCCTGACGATGGTGCAGCACGAGAAGCTGGTCGGGATGAGCCGCAGCCTGCGCGCCCACCAGTTCGTGCGAGAGTGGACGGGGCGGATGGAGGCGACGGAGGTGTCGGTGGTCGGCGAGGCGCACGGCCTGCTGATGAAGGCGCGGGTCGATGCGCTGACGGATGAGCCGCTGGTGGACTTGAAGAAGGTCCGGTCGTGCGACGAGCGGACGATCACGCGGACCATCCTGGACTTCGGCTACCACGTCCAGGCCTACATCTACGCCACGCTGTTCAAGCGAGATCGCTTCGTGCTGCTCTGCGTGGAGGCCGACGAGCCGTACGACGTGGTGCCGTTCGAGTTGTCGCCCGCGTTTCTGCGCGAGGGCGAGCGAGAGGCGAAGCGGCTGATCGGCAAGGTGCTGGCGTGCGAACGCGCAAGCAACTGGCCCGGGCGGTCGGACTCGGCCGTGCCCGTGCTGCTGGAGCCGCCGGATTGGTTGATTGAGGATCCTGGAATAACCATCGGTGCTGAATCTGCGTCTGGAGACGACGACACGCACCATTCCTGAGGAGTTTTGCAATGGCCGACAAAGTGACGCTGGACGGGGAACTGATGTTCCCGAAGGACTATCTGAACGCGGTTGAGTTCAAGGGGAAGGACGTGACGCTGACCGTCACGGACGCCCGCTGGGAGGACATGCGCGTCCGTGGGGCGAAAGAGTCGAAGCGCAAGCCCGTCCTCGCGTTCAAGGAAACCAAGAAGAAGTTTGTGTGCAACACGACCAACGCCGACAGCATCAAGCACCTGCTTGGCAAGTCGGAGGCGAAGGACTGGATCGGGCACCGCATCACGCTCTACCCAACGCGAGTGCCGTTCGGACGCGAGACGAAGGACGCGATTCGCGTGCGCGAGAAGATCAATGACGACGCACCGCCATTGGCACCAGACGCCCCGCCGACCACCAACACGACCACGACCGACTGCAAGCCCGGCGAGATGGACGACGTGATCTCCGAGATGGACGCGGCCGGGATCAAGTGAGGAGCCGACGCGATGAGCAAACGCAAAGACAAGACGTACTACATGCACACGATGGATGGCAAGCCCGCTGGATTCAGGCGAAGCGAAGGCACCGTGTTGTTCGCGTGGGCTGGCGTGCCTCTGGCCGCAAGCCTGAAACAAGTACGAACCGAACAACAGCAGTCGCGAGATTGGGACAAAGCTCAAGGCGGCCATGTCAGTTATAACTACGGCTACATCCGCGTGCGCGTGGCGGAGGGGGAGTGATGCTCTGCTTGAAGTGCAAACAGGAGTTTCCCGGCCGGTGTCTCTGTGAGGATCGCGACGAGCGGGTCGCCACACTTCGGCGTTGTACGGGCGTCGTGACGCGAGTCTGCGCGATCTGCGACAAGCACGCCGACCTCTGTAAATGCCCTGATGGCCCGGTGACGAGGCTCTCTGTTATGCCCAGGGGGGCCACCTGATGCCCAGCCCCGACCCCACGATGGACCTCACCCGCCGCTGCGACGCCATCGGCGACTACTACGACCGCGGGTTTATGGACGGACGCCTGTCGCGCGGCCGCGGCGGGTGCGAGCACGATTCGTACCGGCAGGGGTACGAACATGGCTGCCGGTCACTGGCGATGATCGAGCGGATGGAGACGTTCCGGCAAGGCCGCGCGGCGATACTGGAGACAACGCAATGACGAACGAACCGCAACCGCTGCCGACGATGGCTGAGATTCGCAATAGGTACGAGCAGGTCTGCGAGGGCCTTGTCCTCCGAGACGGTCCACTGAACCAGTCCACGGTCTACAAGCGCGACGTGGGCGTCCTGCTCGACGCGAACGCGGGGCTGCTGGCGGCGCTGAATCGGTGCAGTGAACTGTTCGGCGCTATCCGTCTTGATTGGCAAGACCCGCGTTCTGACTGCCGGGAAGGGCAAGAGGTAATCACCGCCGCCCTAGCCGCGGCCGAGCCGGGAGACCAGACGTGACAGACGCGAGCAGGCGACGGATTGAAAACCTCATCATCACAGACAGGGCGATCCCCACCGAGGCCCTGGCAGGAATGCACAGGAGCCACACCATGACCGCACCGCCGTCGATGACGCTGATGGACGCTGTGCGATCCATTGTCTCACACTGTCCGACCGACGAGGCCCGCGCCGCCATCAACTGGTACGACGCCCTGATCGACCGGCTGCAAGCAGCAGAACAAGCGCTTCTGAGTCGCCCCGACAGGCCGGTGCGAAGTCAAGACTTCCTCGACGGTATCCACGAAGCGATCCGCGTGTATCGCACCGCCGCCGAGGCCGCCGCGAAGGGAGCGCAAACATGACACGCGACAAGTTCAAGAAAATGCTGCCACCAACCAGTAAGAACAACTTGACCGGAGTGTTCGATGTGCTTGTGGCCATCGGTTATCAACTCTGTGACGTTGAAGAGACGAACATCGCCTGGCTGGCGGAGATCGCAAAGGTGGTGAAGAAGGGGCCGGATCCTGTGCCATTCCCGGTTCTAGACGAAGGCAAGCCGAACGCCACCGGGGCTGACGACGATGTGAACGTGAATATGGAAACCGTGCTTCGTCTCGACGCTGGCATTGCTGCGATCAAAGCAGAGCAAGTCGAACTACACGCTCAGTTGACGAAGATGGGCGCAGCCGCGAAGGGAGCGCAGTGATGGATGATCAGGAACACCCGCTATTTACAGTGGGCACGCTAGAGGACACGCCCGTATTGACCAAAGACGCGAGCGGGTACAAGAACATCACCATCGGCCACATCCGCGAACTCCACGAGTATGGCGATGGTGAGTGCGGGCACATGTCGGTCGAGCGAGCCGAGCGTGTTGCCGCGTGCTGGAACGCCCTCCGCGACATCCCCGACCCGGCGGCGTACGTCAAGCGGGTCGAGCGGCTGGTGGATGCGGCAGACTTGGCGCAGGCGGATCTCGCTGTCGCGATCGAATTCGACGACTTTGGCCCGCCGCTGGGCGACAACGTAAAGCGGCTTTGTGACGCCCTCATGCCCCTCCTCGCCGCCGCACGCGAGCCCAAGCCCGACTGAGGAGCCACGGATGGCACGGCGACCCGCATTCCTGTTCTATCCCGGTGACTGGCGCAAGGATCCGAACCTGCGCCGGTGCAGCCCGACCGCCCGGGGGGTGTTCGTGGACATGCTGTGCCTCATGTTCGAGTCAGAAAAGTGTGGCGTTCTGGAAACGAATCGTGTCCCCTGGACGATTCCTGAAATAGCACGCGAGTGTTCCTGTAAGCGCAAGTTTATCGACGAGTTGCTGACCAACGGAGTGGTGTTTCGAGACGAAGAAACCGGCTCCATTTGCTCTAAACGCATGATGCGCGACGAAGAGGGCCGCGCAGAACATCGCGCACGGGCGCGCAGAACGAGCGCAGAACCGGCGCAGGAATCGCGCAACGAGGTACGCTCTTCATCTTCATCTTCATCTTCATCTTCATCTTCAGAAGAGAAGATATCTCAGAGCAAGCGCGCCCCAAAAAAGACCTTCGCCCAGCCCACCGTCGAGCAGGTCCGGGCCTACTGCCGGGAACGCAAGAACGCCGTGGACCCCGAGGCGTGGATGGCTCACTACGAGAGCAACGGGTGGCTGGTGGGGAAGGTCAAGATGAAAGACTGGATGGCGGCCGTCCGCACGTGGGAAAGAAACAGGGCGGGCGGAAACGCAGGCACGCCGCAACACCGCGCCGACAAGCGCGCCCGTGAGTTCGCGCAGCCCGAGGTGAAGATCCCAAATCTAATGGAGGACGAGCCGTGAGCAATGCCATTGTTGGAATCCCAGTACAGCAAGCGGGCGAACACACCACGCTGCTTGCTTGCCCGGTCTGCGGCGGTTCAAACATCCATCCTGTTCGGCTGGATTGTATTTCTCCAGGGCAGCGCAATGGGTGCGTTACCATCGACAGCAACGGCGTGGCAATTGACCCACGCTACCCGCCAGCGGGACGTGGTGTGCGAATCGAACTCGCGTTTTCCTGCGAAGACGGGCATGAGTTTGTTTACGCCCTCCAGTTCCACAAGGGTTCAACCGAAGTCGTATCGCACACTCGTGATATCCACAGCAGCCATGAAACCATTTGGAGAGATTGATATGCCGACCGAGACGGAACCCACCCGGCGGGACGAGCAGACGGCCATAGCCGCCCACGATCTCTTCCAGTTTCGCTTGAGAGGCCCAGGCGAACCAGACGCCGTGAGCGTAGCCGAGTGCATGATGGATCTGTTCCGCACCCAGCCTGGGTTGGACGTGAGCGACAAGACCGCCTCGCTCTCGCTCGTGCATCGGGCGAACATCCCGAAGCGCCACCAGATCCGCGAGCTGCGCGACACAGGAGCTGAGGTCAAGGCCTGGACCCGAGCCCGCGACCGCGTGGTGGGGCAACTCGGCGGCGGCTTCCTGATCGCCCTGATCGGCCCGAGAGGGACTGGCAAGACCCAGATCGCACAGCAGGCCGTTGTCCGCAGTTCTAGTGTGGGGCGAGCCTCACTGTACCTCAAGGCGATGGACGTGTTCCTGTGGCTGCGCGCGGCGCTGGGCAACGACGCGCCCCGCACGCAGTTGGAGGCGGTTGCGGAACTGATCCGACCACCGCTGCTCATCATCGACGAGATCCAAGAGCGTGGCGAGACGCCATTCGAGGACCGGATGCTGACGTACATCATCGACCACCGCTACGACGCGACGGTGGACACGATTCTCATTGGGAACCTGACCGACCAGTCGCTAGCCGAGTCGCTGGGCGCGTCGATTGTGGACCGGCTGACTGAAACCGGCGGGATCGTTCGTTGTGACTGGGGCTCGTTCAGGACGATCATGGAGAAAACACAATGACCGACACCGCCACGAATCGCGCGATCGCGGAGGCGATGGGGTGGACGGAAATATGCGATGCTTCCGTATCGCGGCAGGCAACGGGAAAATCGCCGCTGAGCGACCGTCGCAACTGGCTCCCCGACTACCTCCACGACGCGAACGCGGCGCTGGAGGCGGCGAGGGAGATCCTGCAATGCGGGTTTGAAATGTGGTGGCATCACGACGGGCAGTATTTCGACGCAATGTATGACACAGTGGGGCACCCAACAGCCGAAGGCGAGGGAGACACGCTGGCCGGTGCGATCTGCGCCATGATCCTCGCGGTGCTGGCGGAGCGGGCGGAGGACAAGCGATGACCGACACGAAGCCGACTGCGGACGAGATGCTGACCGAGATTGAGGAACTACTCGGCGATGTGTCGTCGCACCCCGCGCTCAACGGCGCGCGATGCTTCGACGGAACGAAAGAATGCGGTGAGTGCTACGGCTGTATTGCTCGGCGACTTCGCAAGAACTTGCCGACGCTCGCCGACGCCATGCGCAAGGAGGCCGCCCGTGCCGAGTAAGCCCGGTGTGAACCTCCGCTGCCTGCGAGTCGGCCTGCCGGTCGGCGTGGCACTGTGGCTGCTGGCGTGGGCGATCTGGAGGGCGCTGTGATCGACACCGGCGACGCGATCGAGGTGCTGGCGACGCTGCCCGAGCGGCACTTTCATTGCGTGGTGACGAGCCCGCCGTACTTCGGCCTGCGCGACTACGGCACGGCGGAGTGGGAGGGTGGGGACGCGACGTGCGATCACAACGATGCACAAAGGTCGTTCGCTGATGGTTGTATTGAGTGCGGTGGGAATATGGACAAGTTCACCGGAGACTGCAAACACTGTGATGATAGAAAACTGAAGCGGCAACTACGCGGAACACCCGAAAAAAACTATACCGCGAAAGACCCAACACGCCCGGATCTTCCCAACCCTCCGGCGTCATGGTCTACCCGTGACGTAACGGTGAAGTCGGTGACAGGGGTTTGCCACAAGTGCGGCGCGAAGCGGATCGACCGCCAGGGCGGGCTCCAGTCCACGCCGGACGAGTACGTGGCGTGGCTGGTCGAGGTGTTCAAGGGGGTCAAGCGCGTGCTGCGCGACGACGGCGTGTGCTTTGTGAACTTGGGGGATTCGTACAACGCGAACCAAGGCGCGGGGTTCAATGCACACGCAAAAACTCGGCCGCACCTTTCGGGCGAGGGCGTTGGGCAGAAAAGGATTCCCCATAGCAGCCGAAATACAGTGGCGAAGCGCCCCGCAGGTGTCAAGCCGAAGGATCTCATGGGTATGCCCTGGCGGGTCGCGTTCGCGCTGCAGGCGGACGGCTGGTGGCTGCGCAGCGCGATTATCTGGCACAAGCCTGCGCCGATGCCGGGCTCGCAGCAGGACCGCTGCACGTCGAGTTACGAGTTCGTGTTTCAGTTGACGAAGCGAGCGCGGTGCTACTTTGACTTGCACGCAATCAGGGAGAAGGGCGCGACCGGATCGTGGGATGCCATGCCACCGATCGGCGGCGTGAAGGCTCCGGGCAACAACGGCAACCCGGTGTATTCCGGCGATACACCAAGCAGCGATGGGATGAGAACGCCGCGAGATGTCTGGAAGATCGCGCACGACGGGTTCGCGGGCGCGCACTTCGCGACGTTCCCAATCGAACTCCCCACCCGCTGCATCAAGGCCGCGACGAGCGAGCGCGGGTGCTGCCCGGCGTGCGGCGCGGCGTGGGTGCGGGTGGTGGAGAAGGACCGCAAGCCGACGCGACCCGGGCGGAACAACGTGAGCGATGAGACCGGGCGGGCCAACCGCGACGAGCAGCGGCACGTGACCGAGACCAAGACGGTCGGCTGGATGGCTGCGTGCAACTGCCCGCTCGATACGCGAACCAGGTCCGTCCCCTGCCGCGTCCTCGACCCGTTCATGGGCGCGGGCACGACCGCCATCGCCGCCAACCGCCTCGGCCGCGACTGGACCGGCATCGAACTCAACCCCGAGTACGTCAAAATGGCCAACGACCGCATCGGCAAGGACGCGAACCCGGCCACGCACCGGAGCGACGACGCGGGCGACGCGCCGCTGTTTGCGAAGGAGCAGGCATGAGCACAACAACCACGCAACCTCGCGAGCATCTGGAAGAGCGCATCCACATCCTCGAACTGGCTGTGCACGTCGCCGCCGGGTTGATCGGCGATCAGTTGGACAGCGATCTGTATTACCAATGGATCGACTTAAGCACGCGGGCAGAGTGGCTGCGCGTTCAGGAGTTCCCCGAATGACCTGGCGCGACCAGCCACCATCGGAACGCGCCATGAATCGAGTCGCGCGCCAAGAACTCGCGAGCTGGCAGACGTTCGAGACGGGCGAGTGCGTGAAGGTCCAGCAGTACAACCCGCTCGACCCGCCCGCCCCGGCCGTGGTCGAGCGTGTGACGAAATCGCAGTTCTGCAACGTCGTGCACCTGCTGTTCGCGGACGGGTCGCGGCGCAGGCTTGCCGCGTGCCGGGTCAAGAGGGGGCGGCGATGAAGTACGAGCACGAGATGACAGCGCCGATTCAGTCGTGGATCGAAGCGCGCGGCATGGTGGCGTACACCGAAGTGCCGTACTACTACTCGGCGATCGACCATGTGGGCGTGAACTGGGACACACGCGGTCTCGTCCTAATCGAGACGAAGCTGTCGCTGAGTCGTGCGGTCGTGTGCCAGGCGAATATCAAGCGGATGCTGGGCGATGCCTACGTGGCTGTTGCCAGCAGGCCCCGCAAGGCGTCGATTGAATCCGCAACGCAGGCTGGCCTTGGCGTTCTGCGTGTCACAGAGAGCGGATGTGAGGAGCTCGCACCGCCCGGCGCGAAACTTGAACATCCGGTATATGCCAGCGGCCGCGACACGTTCATTGAGATACTCCGCCAGCTTGAGCCAGGAGGTACGGGCGGCCTGGCCTGCCTCAAAGGGCGCGGCCCGGCACAGGATGTTCACAAGGCGATCCAGCAGCACCTTGACGAGAACCCCAGTGCGACGTGGAGGGAGCTGTACCGGGATGTCCCGAATCACTACGCGAGCTATCGCAGCCTGCAATCGTCGATGAAGGTGTTGGAGAACTTTAGCAAGGCCGAGCCGTTGCGCAGAACCACCATTGACACCGCCCGCGCAGGGCAAAGGAGCCTCCCATGACAGCCACGAAGCAGATCAGCCCGCAGACCTCGCACCGACTCGTGGTGTTGCAACGGCGGCACGTGCAGGCACTCGCCGAGCATGACGCACTCAAAGCCGACCTGAAAGCGAAGCGAGAGCAACTGGACGACATCACGATGCAGACTTTCGACCTGATCCGAGACGAGGATCCTGACGGAACGCTGTACGCGAAGGGCGACAATGCTGACTGAGCCCGCGATCGCGTTCAGGGTCTACGGGATCCCCAAGCCGCAGCCGCGGAGCAAGCCGTACGTGCTCAAGGGCACGGGCAAGGCCAGGTTGTACGACCCCGGGACTGCGTTCGCGTGGCGCGCGGCCGTGCGCGACGAGGCGATCAAGGTGTGCCCCGACAAGCCGATCGTGTGCGGGGTCGAGTTGCGGCTGACGTTCTGGATGCCCCGGCCTCAGCACCACTATCGCACCGGCAAGCGCGCGGGCGAGCTCAAAGCGAATGCGCCACGATACCACATCGGCATGAACAAGAACGACCTGGACAATCTGGAGAAGGTGGTCATGGACGCGCTGACCGATGCGAATTACTGGCGGGGTGATGGGCTCGTGTGCCGGAAGTACAGCGAGAAGCAATACGGCGAGCGCCCGGGTGTCGAGATCACGATCTACGAACTGCTGAACGAACAGGAGAACGGAACATGAGCGACGTGCTGGAAGCGACAAAGAAGAATCACACGACATGCGCTGGGTGTGGATGCGTGACGTGCCGCGCCTACAACGAGATCGAGGAGCTGCGCGCGGCGATCTGCGACAGGTTTGGACTCAACAAGATCAGTGGCGAGGTGTTGTACTCGGCGGACGACCCTCCAATAACGTCCGCGGTTTACGCCACCATCCTCCGCGTCCTCAAAGAAGAACAGGAGCAACGCAATGCAGACTGGCACCCCGGAACTCATGTGCGCATTCGACCCGCGCGAGTACGGACCGGAGACCATCGCGGTGCTCGCCCGCTACAAGATCCCGCGACTGGAGATCATCTACGCGCGGGACGTGGGCGGGCCAGCGCCGGGCATTGAGTTCACGGAGGCTCACCAGCTGTTCAGGATGCGTCTCCGAGAGGAGGTGCGGAAGCATCCGCCCGGCTCAATGCGCATACTCGACATCGAAGACGCCGACCATTCTGATCTGTTCTACCTGATCTGCCTGGCCGACATGCAATACGCCGACCCCACGGGCAAGTTCTCGCTCTACAACATCCCAGGCACGCAGCGACCAACATTCCCACCTGTCTACCACGACTTCTTTACGAACCAGGTCTACATCGGGAAGTGGACCGAGGCGCGCGTGGAGTTCCTACGCGACACCCTGATCCCGCTCGCGAGTGCTATCGGAAACAAGCCGGTCGTGCTCCTGTCCTGGCACCGGCGTCAGGCTGGCGGCAAGGGCAGTGAGGGCAACGGCGAACAGCTGGAGCCGACTGAGGTCCACGAGCAGTCCGCGATCATCCGCGAACTGGGCGGCATTGAGGCCGCGTGGGGCAAGGGGGAGGCGCTTGGCTCTACGTCGTGGCCGGGTCCGCTGGGCGACGAGGGAATCGCGAATTACATGGAGATGCTGGCTCGTTCGCACGGGCTGGTGGCGAGCGACACGGGAGACACGGGAGACGTGGCATGAAACGAATCCGCCAGCAGCGCATGGTTGACGACTTGATGCGTATTGAACGTGAATGGAGGTGTGAGCGCGGTCACTCCCTAATCTCCGATTATCACGCGATGTGGGGGGTGCTCGAACGCATCCGCATCGAATTAGTGGACGACCTCAATGACACTGACAAGCCCGCGAGCGAGGACGGAGGTGCGGTGTGAGCAAGCTTGACAACACGAACTACGGACCCGGCACGTACCGTCACGAGCGGCACTGCAAGGCGAGCCGGGAGTACTCGCAGGGGAGTCCCGGTTGCACATGCAAGCCCGGCGTCCTCACAGACTTCGAGAAGGGCAAGATCGAGCAGGCGCGGCAGGACAAGGTGCGCGTGGACGGGCTGCTGGACGAGATGCGGGGCAGGCTCACCGCCGCGAACGAGCGGGCGGAGGGTCTAAGCGACGCCAACGAAGCGCTTGGCTCTGAGCGGGATGGGTGGCTGCGCAAACTCGGCGCCATGACTTTGGCTCGCGACGACTCGACGCGGCACAACACAGAACTGGCCAAGTTGATCGCCGCCCGCGACGCGACGATCACGCGGCTGGGGAAGGCGTTGCCAGATCCTGTGAAACTGAGACTACTCGCCGACTGGCACGATACGTATGACCAACCCAGGCAACCACGAGGGCATGAAGTGCAGGACGATCTGAGGCGCTGGGCTGATGAAGCCGAGGCCGCGCGCGAGGGGGCGGGCGACTGAACCCCAGTGTGGGGGGGCGGGGCTGGAAAAGGAAACAAACGATGACCGACAACGGAATTCGTACCTGCACAGGGTGCGGCGAGCGCAAAAGCGTGAGCAAGTTCTACAGGGTGGCGAAAGATTCAGACGCCTTCAGGCCTAGGTGCAGGGCGTGCACCGACGACCAGGCGTTGCAATACCGCAAGAAGAACAGGGTCGCAATTAGAGACTTGAATCGCTCCTACAGGGCTCGATACCCAGAACGTCAGCGTGCGGCACAGCGTCGATACACCGAATCGCACGGGCCAGAGCGAACCGCTAGATCCCGCGCGTGGCGGGCCGAAGACCCCCGCCGCAATCGAGCGCACGCCCTTGTGGATGCCGCAATCCGAAGGGGCACTTTGGTCCGGCCGAAGTGTTGCAGTGGGTGCGGCCGGGAGGCTGTGATTCATGCGCATCACGACGATTATGCCAAGCCCCTGGTGGTTCGTTGGCTGTGTGCCAGTTGCCACCGCTTCCTGCACAACAAGGCCGCCGAATAGCGCCATGCGGGCGAGGCGGGGCGTGTCGCTACGGCGTGCGCCCCGTCTTTACTTGACCCGGGGCATGGCATAGAATCGCCCACGTCGATTCCGCGACCCGCATGGCCCGGAGTCTGACGCATGGCATGGACGCCCACGGGGCTGGGGGACCGAATCACAACGCTTCGCAGGCGGTGGCCGCTGGCCCGTGTGCTGTTCAGCGCGCTGTGGACGATCGCGGCCGTGCTGGCTGTGGCCGTGGTGCTGGCGGTGATTGCGGGCGTGGCGACGAGCGTGGGCGGGTGTGCCGGGCCGGTCTTCCGCGAGCCGCAGATTGAGCCGCCGCCCACAATCGCACTCCCGCCCACGGTCGAGCCCCAACCCGCACCCGAGCCCGAGGAAGTGCTCGGCTCGGTCATCTACCAACTCCTGTGGCTCATCAAGCCGCTGGCCCTGGTCGTGCTGGCGATCTGGATCCTCGCGGTCTGGAAGCCGTGGCTGTCCATGCGTGTGGCGTGGGGCGCGTCGCTGGGGCTGGGCGGCCTGATCGTGCTGGCATGGCTCGTGGCGTACCTGGCGAAGTACAGCGACTGGGTGATGATCGGCGGCGGGCTGGCCGCTCTGGCGATCTGCGTGTGGTTCTACTGGCCGCTGGTGAAGGCGCTGCGGGCGCGGCGTGTGATGCGAGAGAGCGTCAGGGCGATCGAACGCGGCGGGCACGGCTTTGACATCGGCATGGCGAGACTCGCGGCGGCCGGGGTCTGGGCTGCGAACGGCGGCGACAAGGTTCGGATCGGCTGGCCGGTGTCCAAGCGGGTGAAGATCGGGCCGAGTGCCGAGCGGCTGCGGCCGGACGTGGACGTGGGGGAACGCCCATGAGCCTCCCCGCCCAGATCATCGCGTCGGTCTGCCTGGCGTACCCGGCCGCGTTCGTGGCCGCGTGGATCGTGACGGGGTGGCTGCCGAAGCGGCGGAGGGGCGGGTAGTGGCGTACGTCCGCACGACATGGCGATGCCCCGAGTGCAATCACCGCTGGTCGCTCTACCACACCTACTGCGGCGCGTGCCTCAAGTACGCCAGACCTATCGAGTTCCGATACGAGCCGGACCCAGATGATTGCGAGATAACGGTGGTGTACGACCCCGCCACTTGGACCTGCACGCCGGCGGGAGCAACCGCATGACCGCGCGCGCAACTGTCAATCTGAGCCGCATTGTGTTTGGCTATCAGTTGCTGGCCGAGCGGGCGGAGGTGACGGCGTGAGCGAATACCCCAGCCACGTATGCTCGACGCATCGCAACCCGAATTATGACCCGGAGTGTCCGCGATGCAATCCGGTGCTGGGCCGCTTGAAAGCCAAACTCGCCGCGGCGAAAAAGCGAATAGGTGAGTTGGTAACGTGGAAAAACGTACACTTAGACGACGCCACCGACCTCGCCGCGGCCGCGGCCGAGCGCGACGAGGCGCTGACAGACCTAGAAGCCACGCGGGTGGCGCGCGACAAGTTCGTGGCGCACGCCTGCGGGTATCGCGACGAGCGCGACCGGCTGCGGGAGGAGGCGAGGCGCTACGGGCGACACACACTGATGTGCCTGTGGGATCCCGATGACGAGACCGACTGTGACTGTGGCTGGCAAGAGATTGAAGACAAGATGAAGATGGAACGCACCAAATGACAACAGCGGCGGGGACAGTGGGCGTAAGCGGTAAGCGCAATGGCCGAGGCTGCGCCGCCCCCCCGCCGTTCACCTTCGAGCCCGGCAAGTACGACCCCAACGTCGCCATCGTCCACTGCAACGTCAAGAGCATGACCACCTTCGAGCAGTGGTTCCTCTGCTTCAGCGACCAGCACTGGGACAACCCGTTCTGCGATCGCGAGCTGCTCACCCGCGTGTTCGACCAGGCGGTCGAGCGCGGCGCGGGCATCATCATCCCTGGCGATTTCTTCTGCGCCATGCAGGGCAAGTGGGATAAGCGCGCCGACAAGTCGATGCTGCGGCCCGAGCATCAGACCAGCGCGTACCTCGACTCGCTGGTGACGACCGCCGCCGACTGGCTGGCGCCGTACGCCCACAACCTGATCGTGTTCGGCTACGGCAACCACGAGACCTCGATCCAGAAGCGGCACGAGACCGACCTGCTGGAGCGGCTGGTGGCAACGCTCAACGACCGCACGGGCTCGCACATCCTCACCGGCGGCTACTCGGGCTGGGTCAAGTTCAGATTCAAGCGCGACAAGCAGGCGCTCAGCCGCAACCTGTGGTACTTCCACGGCAGCGGCGGCGGCGGGCCGGTCACGAAGGACATGATCCAGCGCAACCGGCAGATGCAGTTCGTCGGCAACGCGGACATCATGTGCAGCGGGCACACGCACGACCAGTGGTCGGACATGAACGTCGTGCTGCACCTGAACGATCAGGGTCGGGTCGAGCGGCGAGAGATGCTGTACTTGAAGCTGGGGTGCGCGAAGGACGACTACGGGTCGGGCGCGAAGGGGTGGCACGTCGAGACGGGCAAGCCGCCGAAGCCGCTCGGGGGGTACTGGCTGAGGTTCTATTGGGATGGCAGGCGCGGTCTGTGTATGGAAGAAAGGCGGGCGCGATGAAGGCACCACCGGGCGGGTCCGTGTGGACGATCGAGCAAACCCTGACTGAATACTGGGTCACACTGTACCGCGACGGCCCGCCGGTATTCACCATCAAGGTGTGGGCAACCTGTCCGGAGGCGGCGGAGGTGTTTCTCAAGCCGCACACACTGGGACCGATGGCGGCGCGTTCGCGGATTGGCGTTGCCGAGTGCGAACCAGAACCCGAGGCGGGCGCGATGAACGGGGCGGAAGGTTGACGGTATGCGAATAGGACTCCGAGGCGTCGCGGGCTGCGGCAAGACGACGGTGGCGAAGATCCTGGGCGTGCGCACGGGCTGGCCGGTGGTGTCGATCGCGGAGCCGATGCGGGCGGCGCTGGAATTGATCGGCGTGCCGAAGGAAGGCAATCCAACGCTGTACCGTGCGCTGATGCAAGACATCGGCGCGAAGTGCCGCGAGAACGACCCGGATTGGTGGGCGAGTATGTTCCATGAGGCCTACGAGGGGCAAGGATGCCTGATCTGTGACGACGTGCGCTACGAGAACGAGGCGGGGCTGTTCGACGCGGTGTTCTATTTGGAACCGCGCGGATGGACGCCGAGCGGCGAGGGCATGACACCCAGCCGAGATCGGCATGAGTCTGAAACGTGGAATGCGACTGTGCCCGATTCTGTGATCTTCAACCACGACGGGCGAGTTATGAATGCGGCCGACGCGATAATCGCGAAGATTGAGCGGTGGCCGCATAAGCCCGAGCGCCCCACCCGCCACCGCATCTATGTCGCAGGCCCGTACTCGGCCGACAACCACCACGATACGGCCGCGCACGTACGCGAGGCGGTCAACGCTGCAGAGCGGTGCTGGGCGAAGGGACACGAGGCGTACTGCCCGCACAGTCACAGCCACGCGATCGCGTGCCGGTCCACGTACGAGAACAGGTCGATCACGTACGAGCGGTGGATGGCGCACTCGCTCGGGATCATCGACGATTGGGCGACGGCGCTTCTGCATAACGCGCAATCACCCGGGGCCGATCGCGAACTTGAGCGCGCGCTCTTTCTTGGCCACACGATCTTTCACAGTGTTGACGAGGTGCCGGATGTTTCAGAACAACGGTCGCAGCGGCAGGGGGTGCGGGAAGATGCCGGACGAGAAGGATCCACTGGAGCCGAAGAAGCCCAAGGCGAAGAAGAAGGCGCGCCGCATGATGACGCCGGAGCGGCAAGTGCAGCGGGCGCTGGCTGTGCTGGCCGAGCACCTGGGGGAGATTGCGCTTGTGTATCGCGATAAGACCACCAAGGGCCGCCCGTATTCGCGCGTGCGTGGGGCGGACGGGGAGGACGAGCGTGCGATGGGCTTAGTGAAGGCGTACGACATCGAGACCCAATCGGACGCGGAGCGCTACGACGTGGAGAACGCATGATGGAACGCGACGAACACACGGGCCTGTATCTGCCCGCTGGCGTAGACCCGCCCGCGCCGCAGACCGGCGGGTGGCCACCGCGGATCGTCATCCCAAAGGACGTGCGGGCGGACGAGGTGAAGGTGCCATCGATCTGGGAGTATCGCGGATTCAGCAACACGAGGAGCAGGGGTGACACGACTACTGGCGGGGCTGATTGACAAGATCGTGCGCGGTTGCGCGGGTTTGGGGGCGGGGTGAGGACGACTGACGAGCGGTTGGGCAACATCGAGCGGCACCTGAGCGGCAACGGCGACCCGCCAGCGGGCGTGCTGTTCAGGCTGTCGTCCATCGAGGACTACCGGCTTCCCGCGATCGAGGGCCGCATGGCGTCGATTCTGAAGTGGGTGCGGTTCATCGCGGGCGTTGTGGTGGTCGGGGTTGCGAAACTGTTGATCTTTGGAGGCGGCTGATGCCACTGAAGTCGATCGACGACAAGATCGGGAGTGACTGATGGCGGACATCACTGTCCTAGAACGCGACACACACAACCGCTGGCGGGTCGCGATGCACTTCCCGGTCCCGGCGGGCAACAACGCGGCGGGTGTGCCGTGGCGTGGCGCACTCGTTGCGTCCGGTATCGGCGGCACCACAGTCCTGCCGAACGGCGACGGAACAGGCGGCACGATCAGCGCGGCCGACAAGGCGCTCATTCAGTCCGGCGCGCTGCTCGAACACGTCGAGAGCGTGCGGCTGGGTGCTGGCAACCCGCAGGCCGCGGCCGAAGAACTCTACAACTCCCGCAAGGCCGACAAGACCGCACAACTCCAAGCCCGTCTGAATCAGTACGGGCGCAATGTGGACGTGCCATGAGCGACTTCACCCAAGCAGCAGTAGCCGACGCGATCGCCCACCAGGAGATCACGCACCCCAACAGCGTGTATGGGTCGTCGCTCACGCCGACCGCGGGTGCGTTGTGGGCAATCGTCCACATGCACCACGGGTTCATCGAGGCGGCGGCGAACACCAACCCCGGCTCGTTCTACGTGCAGACCAACCTGGAGGCAACCGGCGAGAACTGGACGACCGTTGCGCAGTTTACCGTAACAAACGCAACGCCGGTCATCGAGAACATGACAGCGACCGAGCCGATCGGCGAGACGGTCATGGCGGTCGCGTCCACAACGGGTTTCGCCGCGAACGACTACGTCTACATTCAGGATGTCGGAACCGCCGCGGACAGCGAGTGGCACCAGGTGGACATCATCGTCGGCAACACGTCGATCGACCTCACCGAGGGGCTGGTCGTCGCAAAGGACACGTCCGACAACATCTTCTCAGACGCCGAGAACTTCGCGATGAAACTCGACCTGTCCGGCGTGGCCCGCTGGCGTGTTATCTACAAGGCCGAGGGCGGGACGGGCGCGAACGTCGCGATCTGGGTTCGCTTCATCGAAGTGACGGACTTCGAGTAATGCCAGCAACAATCGCCAAGCCGACACCGTGGTGGCCGGGGATCAACCTGGAGCACCCCCAGGCAAGGGGGCTGGTGGCCGCATGGCTATTCAATGAGGGGGCCGGGTCGTCAGTTCGTGATCTGACAGGTAACGGAAACGAAGGGGTGCTTACGAGCACCTCGCCGTCAACAAGATGGGTAGGTAGCGATCACGGGTTTGTCTTGGACTTTGACGGGGCGGGCGATTTTGTGTCGATTCCTAAACTTGTCAGTCTCGCCCAGCCGTATACGCTCAGTCTGTGGTTCAAGGCAAAAGGCACATCGGCCGCACAGCGATTACTATCGTACTTCAATGTCGGTGACAGCGAAGGGCATCACCTGTGGATCCAAGCGAATGAGATTGGGTTCACGCTCTTTGACGGTGCGTTCGCGTCGAATAGCGTGGCATTTACAGACACCACAGATTGGCACAACCTAGTTGGCGTACATCACGGTTCCTCTGTCGTCGATTGCTATCTGGACGGCACTTTGCTAACCGGCACCACAGACAGGGGTGCGTCTGCGGGCGAGTTCAAGATTGGGTCTGGTGCGGATGGCGGGTCGCTGTTCGATGGTCTTATTGACGATGTTCGCATTTACAACAACCGAGGTCTCTCCGCCGCCAATATCACCCATATGCTTGCCGATCCGTATGCCCTCTACCGCGAGCCCGACCCGGTTGAGTTGTGGAAGACGGCGGCGGCGGGCGGCATCGTAGTTCTTCGGCGACGAATCGAGGCGGCATAATGGCACAGAGCACACACCTGCGCAAGTACGGCGTCCAGACCACCATCGACTTCGAGGTCTACGAAGTGGACGGGGTTGACCTGCGCGTTGACTGGGTGCCAGCCGCCGCTGACTGCGAGGTGATGAAGGACGAGGGGGCCAGCACGCAATGCACGAACACCGCCACGGACGAGGGCAGCACCTACTCGATCGTGCTGACCGCGACCGAGATGCAGGCCGCAAGGCTGGTGCTGAAGGTCGTGGACGCGGCGACCAAGGTGTTTCTCGATAAGGTCATCGTCATCGAGACGTACGGCAACGCGAGCGCTCAGCACGCGATGGACTTCGACGATGCCGTGCGTGGTGGCATGACGGCGCTCCCGAACGCCGCCGCCGACGCGGCTGGTGGCCTTCCGATCAGCGACGCGGGCGGGCTGGATCTCGACGCGATGAACACAGCAGCGGTACGGCTGACAGCGGTTCGCGCGGCTGTGCTCACCGACTGGATCGATGCTGGCAGGCTCGACGCTCTCCTAGACGCGATCCCGACAACGGCGATGCGCGGGACCGACAGCGCCGCCACCGAGGCGAAGCAGGACATCATCGACGCCAACGTGGATCAGATCGAAGCCGCGGTCATCACCAACGCCGCTGGCACTGATGTAGCCGCCGACATCATCGCGCTCAAGGCCGAGACGGCTCTGATCGTCGCGGACACGAACGAGTTGCAGGGCGACGACATCCCCGGGAAACTCGGCGCCGCGGCCGACACAGATACGGCGACCGACATCGCGAATATCAAGGCCCGTGTGGACGCCCTGCTCGACACTTTCGGGATCATCAAGAACACCGCGCTGACCAACTTCGAGTTCCTCATGGTGGACTCGACGGACCACTTCACGCCCAAGACGGGGCTGACCATCACGGCCACACGGTCGATCGACGGGGGCGCGTTCGCGTCAATGGCCAACTCGGCGTCCGAACTGTCGAACGGCATCTACAAGATCAACCTCGCGCAGGCCGACACAAACGGCAACGTCATCACGTGGCGGTTCACGGCCAGCGGGGCTGACGACACGTTCGTGACCATAAGGACCACCAGCACGTGATACTCCGCTGGGGCAACAACCTGAAGCGGCCTGGGAACGTCTGGGTGACCGACTTCGGCGAGTTCTCGTTTCAGACGGTGGCAAGGCCGGGCAATGTGGGCGTCGAGGGCATCGAGTTCGCGGCCACGGGCGAGCCGCTGCATTACGAAGCGCCGTTCATGCCGGTGGACTTCGCGGCGGACGTGAACCGGCTGCATTTCGCGGCTGACGAGGGGGATACTTGACCGTAGCGTGCGCCAAGCCGACGCTGTTCGTGCCGCACTTGGCGGAGGAGATGCTGTGGTGCTGGTCGTGCAAGCAATGGCTGCCGCCCGAAGATTTTACTAAGAACAAGTCGCTGCCACATCGCGAGGGCCGAGCCGAACGATGTCGGGCCTGTGTGCGCGCGTACGAAGCAACACCGGATCGCAGGGCGAAAGTGCGCGCGTACAAGGCGACGCCGAAGGCTAGGGCGAGTGAGCGCGCGCGCAAAGCAACGCCGGAGAATATGGCGAAAATGCGCGCGAGCAAGGCTACGCCGGGGTACAAGGCACAACAACGCGCGTACAGAGCGACGCCGAAGGCTAAGGCGCGCCGTCGCGAGCTCGACGCGACACCGCAGGCTAAGGCGCGACAACGCGCGTACGCCCTGAAAAGCAAGTATGGGATGTCGGTGTCGGACTACAACGACCTGCTCACTAAGCAGGGGGGGTTATGCGCGGGATGCGGCAAGCCACCGGTCGATGGCAAAGCGTTGTTTGTTGACCACGACCACACAACGGGGCGGGTTCGCGGGCTGCTGCACACGAACTGTAACACCGCGCTTGGGATGGCGGCGGACGACCCAAACATGGTGAGGCGATGGGCAGCCTATCTGGAAGCGGCGCAGGAGGTGGTAGATGACCCAAGTTGACTTCGACAACCTACGCGCAGAGCCCTACGAACTTGGCGCGATCGTCACCGTATCGCTGTACAACGGCGAAGAGATGACGGGACAGATCGTGTGCGCGTCGCCCATGCTGCCTGCGCGCGACCGAGACGGCTTCTACTTTGTCGAGCATCGGAATGCGACATACGCGGGCCACACAATGGTCGCTCGTGCGCACGAATCGCAGCTTACGCCTGTGGCGGGCAATGGGGGGACGGATGAGCAACGTAGGTGACGCTCCGCAACTGCAGACCATGGTGGCGGGCACGACCCGCAATATCGCGGTGTCGTTCGCGGCGCAACTCGATTCGGGCGAACTGCTGACAGGAACGCCAACGATCGTCGAAGTCACGTCCACAGACCTGACGCTGGCGAGCAAGGCGGTGAGCAGCGCGATCCTGACCATCCTCGGCGAGTCGGTAGCGAGTGCGGCCGCGGTGACGTTCAGCGTGACCGGGGCGAGTGCTGGAGGCGGGCAGACGAGCGGTGAGTTCACGGGGTATTACAAGATCAAGTGCACGGCGACCACGGACGCGACTGTGGCTCAGACGCTGAGTGTGAACGTGTATGTGAGGGCGGTGTGATGAACGACAACAGCCTTGTGCTGAGGACGGTCGTGCGGGCGGATGGCACGTTCGGGCTAGAGGACCAGGACGGTCGAGTGGTGACGAACATCATCACGGTCAAGCGCGTGTGGGAGGTGGGCTGCGTGGCGCGCATGGAGTTCCAGGTGGTAGACACGGACGTGGACAGCAAGATGTTCCCCGTGCCAGATGGATGGCGCGAGGGCGCGGCGAGAGAGCAGGCCAAGCGTGCGTAACGCCCGCATCAAGTCACGCTGCAACCACGCTGGATGCCGCACCCTGTGCACAGGCCCGCACTGCGACCAGCATAAGGCCGAGCATGTGTGGAGTGGCAAGCGACGCGGCAAGACGACTGAGCGCGGGTATGGGGCGGCGTGGCGTGCGATCCGCAAGTGCGTGCTGGACGAGAACCCGTGCTGTGAGCAGTGCATGAAGACTGGGCGACCCGTGCCAGCCACCGAGGTGGACCACATCGTGCCGAAAGCACAGGGCGGGACGGACGACCGCGCGAACCTGCAGGCGCTGTGCGCGCGGTGCCACGACGCGAAGTCACTCAAGGAAGCACAGGAGGCCAGGCATGGATGCCGTTGCGGTACGGGCTGAGGGGGTATGTGTGTCGTGTGATGGGCCTGCGGGGGTGTTTGAGGGCAATGGGCGAACGCGCAAGCAGTGCAATGCGTGCAGGCACGCCAACCGTCCAACGCCCAACAGCAAGCGATGGGGTGGGCGGTGTGCCCACTGTGGCAAGGCGTTTACGGCGTACCGGCCGCAGACGTATTGCTCTAGGCGGTGCGCTCGGGAGGTGAGGCAGAGGCCGCCGTGCGAGTGTAAGCAATGTGGCAGAGAGTTCGTGCCCAAGGCTGTGGACCGAACGACGTATTGTTCGCGGGACTGTGCGTTCGACGCCAAGTCGGAGGGGCATAACGAACGAGAGGCGAGGGTGGCGGCTGAGCGTGCGTTGTGGAAGGCGGGTGTGTGCGAGGTGTGTGGGAAGCCGTTTGAGCGATCTATGCGGCAGTCGCGATTGTGCTCGCGCGAGTGCTGGCTGCAGAGTGGTCGTGACAGATACCACGCAACGTATGAGCCGACGCCCGAACGTATGGCAGCGTGTCGGCAATGTGGCGAGTCGATAACCTGGCGCGGCAGGGGGAAGCGGAAGTATTGCGGTGCGTGCCGGGCGATGCACGACGCCGCGGGGAACTCTGTCTGTGCCCATCGTCGGCGTGCGAGGCTGGGCGGTGCGCAGAGCGAGAGCATAGACCCAGTGGTGCTGTTCGAGATTGACGACTGGGTGTGTCAACTGTGTGGTGGCCTGGTGCAGCAGTATCCAAAGAGCGACCGCTCATGGCACGACGACCGCGCGAACATCGATCACATCGTCCCGCTCTCGCGGGGTGGTAGCCACACGTGGGGCAACGTGCAGACGGCGTGCGCGCACTGCAACTG